TCATTGTGCTGCGTAAGAAAGGTCTTAGCGCTGCGTTTGCGACTCTGAAGAGACCTTACCCGAAAGGGAAGGTCTCAAAAGGGTTCGCAAGCGATTGGCTAGAACTTTCTTTCGGGTGGATACCGGCAATTTCCGATATCTACTCTGCCGTCGATGTGCTACAAAACCCTATCAAGTCCATAAGACCTGGTGGGAGTGGATTCGGTGGCGTTCACAACGTAACCGAACTCAGCGGCTCGTTTCCCAACGAGGCGAGTAAAACCGTTTGGCACGCCGAAGTTCGTGGCAAGGTAGGCTTTGAATGTTTGGTTTCAAACCCAAACCTCTTCCTAGCTAACAATCTGGGACTGATAAACCCAGGTACGATCGCTTGGGAGCTGATTCCATTCAGCTTCGTTGTCGATTGGTTTATCCCTGTAGAGAGCTTCCTTTCGTATGGAAGTGATTTATACGGTTTAAGCGTGACGAACGCTTGGAACACGATCTACACTCGCGGTGCCGTTTACGATTACCAGAAGAGTATTACACTCGGACGGTACGGTGAACGGTGGTGCAGTGCGGCTTACGTGAACCGTGTTTTGGGTCTTCCAGGCCCTCAACTTTTCGTCAGACCCTTCAAGGTGCCTAGCTGGCGACGTGCGCTTAATGCGACGTCCCTAGTTGTTCAGCTCCTTGGAGGCCGTTAACTTAACTGGAAGGTAAACATGCCAGCAATGGCTTCCATGACCGTCAAGAAATTTGACGGCGTAACCGACATCGTCTACGACGCTCTGTCGGCTTCAGGGGGCGATGGTTCCCCCGCTGTGTGGCGCCAGGATACTGGTGCTGCTGCAGGCCTGCCCGTCGGTTTGCGACCGGCCTTCAAACTGTGGAGCCAGTGGAACGGTCCGAAGTCCGCACGGCAAATGAAGTTTAACTTCGTTATGCCGTATGCGACTCAGGACTCAACCACGACACTTTACAGTGCGAAGGATCGGATCGTGGCAGATGGCATCATCACCATGCCTCAAGGCATCCCGGCTGCAACGCTCAACGAAGTCTACCAGCTTTTGAATTTGCTGGCAGCAACGTTGACGAAGCAATCGGTTGCCGCGGGCTACTCCCCTACCTAAAGGAGCATGACATGCGGAGTTCACCATTGTCTTCGGACCCATTTGTGATCGACTTACTCGACTTCTTCACCTTTGATGCGGAAAGTGAGATCCCTGGGCTTGCCCAGGAACTTTCATTCTGCCTCTCGGTTGATGAGGTCCCGTGGTTGACCTACATCTGGGATTCCGAGGATGGATGGCTCCCTGTGTCTCTGCTCCCGCAGTAAAGGGAGGGCGGATGATGCAAGGTCTGTTACCGGATGAGCTGGTGCGGACGGTCTCTCACCTTTTAGAGGACCTAGGAACTCCTATTTCGTTAGGCTTAGCCATCAGGCTGCGCCATAATGATTGGGATGGGATCTTGGAAGTTAATCCAGATCCGCGATCGTATCTCGATAGCGACCATTACGCCAGAGACGCTGCGGCTGCAGGGTTTCTTCGGAAGCTTAAAGAACTTCCGTCGAGCCATGACCGTAGCGCCGCCGCCATTGAAAAATGGTGGCACGGCGAAAATAGTTGCTATCGAACCAACGAGAGGTTACAGCCATACCTCCATGAAAACCGTCTTTTCGACGATGGAGAGGCTGCGATCCGATCATTTTTTGATCGGACTCGGAAAATAATCCTCGATTGGATAGGTTATGGGCCTGATGACCTTTGGGTCGGCAGGTTCGGACCAGGTGCGACGTTCTCAGACCGCGGCGGGAAAACCACTGTACCCGATAAAATGTCTTCCGACCCCTGTTTAACTCGTGATGCCATTTGGTGCCTACCGCAGTGGTTAGGCTCCCAATGGGGTGCTTTTTCTGCACAACATCACGGAAAGTGTTCCTTTGTCCCTGGTAATCGTTTCACAACGGTACCAAAAACTGCGAAGACGGATCGTTCGATAGCTGTAGAGCCATCGATTAACGTCTTTTATCAATTGGCCCTTGGGCAACAATTGAGGCAGCGCCTTGCAAGGCGACCACGTAATGTCCGAAAGGACGGCAAAACCGTCTATAAGGCTTACGCGGGTTGGGACTTGGATCGTGCGCAAGATGTTCACCGGCAGGTCGCCGAGACATCCTCTGTCACGCGAGAGTTCGCTACTCTCGACCTTTCAAATGCAAGCGATACCGTAGCAAGTACTTTAGTTAAGGTGCTGCTACCCCGCAAGTGGTATGAGGCGCTCGACGACCTTCGGTCGAAGAAGACCTTCATACAAAACAAGTGGGTCGTACTCGAAAAGTTTTCGAGTATGGGTAACGGCTTCACGTTCGAGCTGGAGACGATCTTATTTGCTGCAATAGCTTGTTCCGTCACACGTGAGTGTGATGGGTTGGGCGAATTAGGCAGCGACGTCTTTGTGTTCGGCGACGACATCATTG